GCATCCCGCGCAGCATCCCTCGCAGCAGCCCCCGCCGCAACCCTCGCAGCAGCCCCCGCCGCAACCCTCGCAGCAGCCCACGCAGCAGCCAACGCAGCATCCCCCGCCGCAGCCCACGCCGCAGCCCACGCGGCATCCCCCGCCGCAGTCAACTCCTCCGTAGTGGCTTCACCGTTTGCGAAGCGTTCGGCAACGTCTACCCCTGCGATGCTGCGCGGGTCAGTCATTAAGTACTGTACACGTCGGGCGCACCGCACCGCGAACAAGCGCATTTCTTTATCGTAACCCTCGACTGCCCGCAGGCACCAGAGCGCGTCATCCAGTCCGTTACTGTCAAGAATAGTTACGATGGCTAGCGGCTCGTCGTCTGGCTTGGTCTTACCTAAATAAGCAAGCAGCTTCTTCCAGCCGTCTTCGCAAGGGTGCTGCGCCCGGATTTTGTTCAGTGTGGTTTTCATTGCTTTCTCCTTAAAATGCGGTCTGAGACGGCAGACCGCTAACCGATAAAAAACGGGTCACAGTGACCCGAAACAAATTGACATTCGTCAGTCCGGCAGGTCGATGCCGTGCCATGTCACCGGCACGAGGTCAGTCGGGCGCAGTAGTTTGATGGTGTGCATGGCCGCTTGCATCTTGCTGATCTGGATACGCATGTCGTTGATCTCCTGCTGTTTGAAGATGTGCGTGTCGGTCAACTTAGCATCGGCAAGCTCCACGGCCATGCGGCGCTCAAGGATGGCAAGCTCCTTGTCGGTGCGCTCAATCAGGCGCTTCTTGTGTATGGCGTGTTGTGTCGTGGGCCACCGGCGCTCGAACGGGGTCTTCTGCCTCACGCCCTTGATGTAGGGTATCTGGGCGAAGTACTCCTTGATGAGCGCTATCTTCTTGGGCGGCATCCAGTCCACCCAGTGCTCGCCTTTGTTGGGGACATTTGTCTCCTCGGCCACTTGCCTCGGCGTTGCTTCTGCTGTGTTGGCCTTGAGCGTGAGCCGCCCGATGATGGCGTCAAGCACCATGAGATAAGCCTCCAGTGCAAGGGTGCGTTCGGGGCTGTTATTGGCTAAATCTAAACTCAACATCCTCTGCACGATGCGGCGTTCGGCCTTGGCAGGGGCTATGAGGTCGCCCCACAATCGGGCGTGTTGCGTATCTCGGGCGAGATGCGCGAACTTCTTGTGCCTCTCGGACATCACCTGAGATATGAGGTTTTCAGCGTAGCCCAAGGGAAGTTTGCGTTTTGCAAGGTGTTTGCGTAGGGTGCGTTCGCTCATTCGCAGGTAGGATTTGGGGAAATCCATAGTCATATCTCCTTTTCATACCGAGTTTTGGACAGAGTGGGAATTGTATCGCATGTTGTGCTAAGCGTCTGGACACCTCGCAGGCCGCATGAATGCTAGGTTTCTTGAAAAAGTGTCCAGCTCACTATCCAACAGACAACTAGCCATAGCCAAAGCCTTTAAGTAAAAACAAAAGCCCGAGCACACGCATATACACACTCTCTAATATATATTATATATAAAGATTTAGATAGAGGGCGCGGACACTTACCCCCAAGAACCCAGCATCCATGCGGGTTGCGGCTGTACTGGGTGCTTAGCACAAAGTGCGATAAGAAGGGACGGTCTGGACACTTAGTCTTATCTCAATTTTGTACGAGTCTTATCTCAAATCCGTACCGAGTCTTATCGCACCTTGTTGTCTGCGGGTCACTGTGACCCGAAAAGACCCAACTGCACGGGAGTCATGTTGCGCTCCAGCCAGCGTTCGAATGCGGCCTCGCATGTGAACGAGATGCCGCAGGTCGGTCTGCCCACGTGGACGACCGATGTGATCTTGTAGTTGCGACTGTTGTTGAAGTAGTGCTCGAACAAATCAAAGTCCCCGCAGGGCAGAGACAAGACGCCGACATGTTTGATGTGCTGTTTCATGGTGTGTTTTCAGAATTCGTTGGTGAGGATGTTTGCTACGGCTTGGGCGTCTCTGGCTTTGAGCGCCTCGACAATGGCAGGGTTTTCAAGCGCAAGGCTCGGGTCTACGCAGTGCTCAAGGCACAAGGCTAGGAATTCGTTTTGGGTCATGGGGTGCTTTCGTGGGGTTAGGCGGCAGGGAAAAGGGTGGGGATTTGCTTGGCGTAGAAAGCGCGGGCAGCGCGGAGGGTGTCGAAGCTCTCCCAGAAAAGGCGGGTGTGCTCTGCGAAGTCGTGCGCTCGGACATGGTAGAGCGCGCCCTCGTGCCAGAGGTCAAGGCGTAGGGTGGGGGTTTCTTTGCGCTCGATATAGCCGCAGGCAAGTGCATAGGCGGTTAGTTCGCCGCTAGGGGTTTTGAATTTAGGCACAGTCATATCTCCAATAAAAATGCCGCTCGGTGGCGGCGATTGACACGAAAAGAAACACCGGCCAAGCCCCGCGCCTGCACCGGTTGACAGAAAAACGGGTCACTGTGACCCGAATCAGAAAGCCGCCAGCACTTTGCGAAGCTGTGCAGGGGTCAACTTAGACAGCGCCTTGAGCGCCTGAGCCACAGGGTCAACTTCCGTGCGAGCGCTCACCTGACGCCGTGTCGTTCCGGCCAGCATCAGCATCACATCACGCACCACTGTCTTGGCCGTCTCGTACTTGGCATGGCCGGACACCAGCGTGACCTTGCCCGTCTCATCATTGACCTTGAAGCCCTTACTGCCTGAGCCCACCTTGTCGCATGCCCATTCGATAACGACACCTCGTGCCGTCTCAAGCGTGTAGCCTGCATCCCGTAGCCCCGCTATGAGTTGCACCCGTGCAGTGGCGAACTTGTTCAGGGCTGTAAAGGCGGCGGCTTTGTTTACTGTAGTCATTTGAAATACCTCTTAGGTTCGGGTCACTGTGACCCGTGGTTGATGTAGCAGTAAGAGCGAATCCCCTACTGCTAAACCTATTGTGTGGAAACCCCTGTTTGATCGGCCTCTGAGGGGCAGAATATGGGGCATTTTGGGTTACTTTGACCCCCACCCACCCCCCACCAAGCCATATATGGGGCAGCGTGGCCGTCCCACATGAACACTATTCCCCTCCGATAATCCTCATTTTTGTCAAACGCAAAATCCACCACAAAATTTTGCAAAAATTCCAAGAAACCTTGTCTAATGTTAGACATACACAGCCAAAAAAATACCCGGACAAGCCGGGTAAAAATGTATTTGCGTACATCAAGGAGAAGCAATGACTACGAAAACGCAGACACCACTCAAAAAGTAGTGTACATTAAAGGCTCCGAGTCCGCAAGGTACTACGCGCATGTTAGATCACTTGTTAGAATTTGAGCCGCCAGTGGTTGAAGCCACCGGCAAGGACGTGGCCGGGCTGGACAGGGCAACGCCCGACCAAATACTCAACGCACAGGTCAATACGACCAAGTGGTTGGAAAAACTTGGCGTCAAAGACGACCAAAAGATTCTGCAAGAGGCCGAGGCCAAGGCAGCACGCACCGTTTTTGCAGCGCTGGCCAACAATGCGACCCCAGCCGAGACCAAAACCCAGTTGACACTGCTCAAAACGCCGGAGTCCGTCAGGCATCTGGTGACACTGCTGTCTGCATACGACTGGGAGTTTGTGGAGCAGGCCAAGCAGATGCGCGGCATGGCGGTCGCCAAGATCATTGAGGAAACCAACCACCCCGACGCTCGGATCAGGCTCAAAGCCATCGAGATGCTCGGGCGCGTGACGGAAGTGGCGCTGTTCACGGACAGGCTGGAGGTCAAGAAGACCGATCTGACGGACGCCGAGATCGACAAGAAGCTCCAAGACAAGCTCGACCTCCTCCTGAATACCATCGACGTGGACGCCACCAGCGCAGAGACCACTGCGGACATCACGGACGTCGAGCCAAGCACGCCAGACCAGTCAGATCAAAGTGAGCACTCACTGACTTCTGAAGAACCTCCAGCCCCCACCGACGATGAATCTTAACGCGCTCAACTTGAAACCGGAAGAGGTCAAGGCCATACGCGCAGCGTTGCCGACGATGACCAAAGCGGCCAAGATTGAGTTGGTGGAGATGTTAGAAGAGCGCGAACGCAGGCGGTCCCTACAGAACTCGCGCCTTAACATGATCGACTTTTCCAAGCGGGTATACCCCGGCTTCAAGGTCGGGCCTCACCACCGCAAGCTGTCCAAGATTTTCCAAGACGTGATCGACGGCAAAAAGAAGCGGGTCATCATCAACATCGCCCCTCGTATGGGTAAGTCTGAGTTTTCGAGCTACCTGTTCCCGGCGTACTTCCTAGGTAATTACCCTAATAAGAAGATCATCATGGGCACGCACACGGCGTCCCTGTCCGAAGACTTTGGCCGCAGGGTCAGGAATCTGCTCGAAGACGAGGACTACAACACGGTGTTCCCGGGCACCAAGTTGGCGCAAGATCAGAAGGCTTCAGGCAAATGGAGCACTGACGCAGGGGGACAATACTACGCAGCCGGTGTGGGGGGAGCCTTGGCCGGACGGGGTGCTGACCTGTTCCTGATCGACGACCCGCACTCTGAGCAGGACGTTAAAGCCAACAGCCGTCTAGCGTTTGACACGGCGTGGTCGTGGTTCCAGACAGGCCCGTTGCAGCGCCTGATGCCCAATGGCGCGATCATTGTGGTGATGACCCGCTGGGGGCCGCTGGACCTGACCGGGCGGCTGATCGACTACCAAGTCAAGAACCCGGACTCCCCGCGCTGGGAGATCGTGGAGCTGCCCGCCATCCTCAACGAAGGCACGGACAACGAGAAGTCGCTCTGGCCGGAGCAGTGGCCGCTCACTTCGCTGCTGTCTGCCAAGTCATCGATGGACCCGAGGTATTGGAACGCGCAGTACATGCAGCAGCCCACCTCGGACGTGTCGGCCATCATCAGCCGGAAGAGCTGGCGTATCTGGGAGGCAGACGAGCCGCCGCCTTGTGAGTACATCATCCAGAGCTGGGACACGGCGCACGAGACCAAGAGCACATCTGACTACAGTGCGTGTACAACGTGGGGCGTGTTTTACAACGAGGAAGAGAACAACGCGGCGCAAGTAATCTTGCTGGACGCGTTCAAGGACAGGATGCCGTTTCCCGAGTTGAAGCAGTCCGCCTTGAAACACTACAAGGAGTGGGAGCCAGACGCGTTCCTCGTGGAGAAGAAAGCCGCTGGTGGGCCTCTGATACAGGAGCTGCGGGCGATGGGCATACCCGTGCAAGAGTTTACGCCGAGCCGGGGAAACGATAAGATGGTGCGGGTCAACGCAATTGCAGACTTGTTTACCTCTGGCATTATCTGGGCACCGGATACCCGCTGGGCACGCGAAGTCATCGAGGAAGTGGCGTCGTTCCCCAACGGCGAGAATGACGACTATGTGGATACGACCAGTCAGGCGCTGCTGCGTTTCAGGCAGGGCGGGTTTATCTCACTGGACTCGGATGAGAAAGACGACAAGATTTACCGTGGGCGCGTAGCCGCCTACTATTAAGGATCAACATGGCAACGAACATCGACAAAGCACTCTTTCAGCAACCACAGGGCATCGACGCACTGGCCGAGGACGAGCAGGGCATTGAAATTGAGATTGTTGATCCCGAAGCGGTGAGCATCGAAGGCCCGGGGTTTGCCGTCGAGTTGGCCAAGGTTGAGGCCGAGAACGACTTTGATGTCAATCTGGCCGAAGAGATGGACGCCGGTGCCATTGAGTCGATGGCCGGGGACTTGGCGGGAGACATCGACAATGACCGCCAGTCGCGCAAGGAGTGGGAGAAGGCGTACACGGAAGGGCTGAAGCTGCTGGGCTTGCAGGTCGAGGAGCGCACAGAGCCGTGGAACGGCGCGTCTGGTGTGTTCCACCCGATGATTACCGAGGCCGTGGTCCGGTTCCAGTCAGAGGCGATCACGGAGTCGTTCCCCGCCCAAGGGCCGGTGCGCACGAAGATTCTGGGCAAAGAGACCCCTGAGAAGCAGCAAGCTGCGCAGCGTGTCGAAGCTGACATGAACTACGAGCTGACAGACGTGATGAAAGAGTTCCGGCCAGAGCACGAGCGCATGTTGTGGTCGCTGCCAGCCACAGGCTCTGCGTTCAAGAAGGTGTACTACGACCCCAATCTGGGGCGTCAGGTGTCGATGTTTGTGCCCGCAGAAGACATCATCCTGCCGTACGGCACGACGGACATGGACACTTGCTACCGCCTGACACACATCATGCGCAAGACCAAGAACGACATCATCAAGCTCCAGAAGGCGGGCTTTTACCGTGACATCGAGCTGGGAGACCCCACACGCGAGCAGACCAACATTGAGAAGGCCAAGGACAAAGAGACCGGCTTCAGTGATCTGAACGACGACCGTTACATCCTGATGGAGTGCCACGTTGACTTGGACCTCAAGGGCTTTGAAGACGAGGACGACGAAGGCGAACCCACAGGCATCGCGCTGCCGTACGTAGTAACACTCATCAAGGGGACCAACGATGTTCTGTCCAGTCGACGCAACTGGCGTGAGGATGATGACCTGCGGCTCAAGCGCCAGCACTTCGTTCACTACCAATCCATTCCCGGCTTCGGTGCGTATGGCTTCGGCCTCTTCCACCTCATCGGGGGCTTTGCCAAGTCAGCAACTAGCATCATGCGCCAGCTCGTGGACGCCGGGACACTATCGAATCTACCCGGGGGCCTCAAGTCTCGCGGACTTCGGATCAAGGGTGATGACACTCCGATTGCCCCCGGCGAGTTCCGGGACGTAGACATCGGCTCAGGCGCACTGCGGGACAACATCCTGCCGCTGCCATATAAAGAGCCGTCGCTGGTCTTGTTCCAGTTGCTGGGCACCATCGTTGAAGAAGGTCGCCGCTTCGCAGCTACTGCGGACATGAAGGTTGCCGACATGTCGGCCAACGCCCCGGTGGGCACAACTCTGGCTCTGCTGGAGCGCCAGCTCAAGGTGATGTCGGCTGGGCAGGAGCGGATGCACTACGCGTTCAAACAAGCGCTGCACCTGTTGGCCATACTCATCCGGGACTACACAGACCCCGCGTACGACTACGAGCCTGACCGTGGTGGCCGCAGAGCCAAGGCCGAGGACTACCGCCACGTAGACATCATCCCTGTGTCGGACCCCAACGCGGCAACCATGAGCCAGCGCGTGGTGCAGTACCAAGCCGTCATCCAGATGGCGCAGATGGCCCCTGAGATTTATGACCTGCCCTTGTTGCACCGCAACATGCTGGAGGTGTTGGGCATCAAGAACGCCGACAAGCTCGTGCCGCTGCCAGACGACCAGAAGCCAAGAGACCCTGTGTCCGAGAACATGATGGTGCTCAAGAGCGAGCCGGTCAAAGCGTTCATGTACCAAGACCACGAAGCCCACATCAAGGTTCACATGTCCGCGATGCAGGACCCGATCATCATGCAGTTGATCGGCCAGAACCCCAAGGCACCGATGATCCAAGGGGCCATGATGGCGCACATTGCCGAGCACGTTGGCTTTGCGTACCGTCAGAAAATTGAGCAGCAGCTTGGCATCCCCCTGCCACCGGAAGACGAGAAGCTCCCGCCGCAGATCGAGGTTGCACTGTCCGCCATGATGGCGCAGGCCGCGCAGCAGGTTCTCCAACAGAGCCAAGCGCAGCAAGCACAGCAACAGGCTCAGCAGCAAGCCCAAGACCCCGTGCTCCAGCTCCAGCAGCAGGACATGCAGATCAAGCAACAAGAAGTTGCGCTCAAAGAGAAAAAGATTGCCGCCGATGCCGCCGCCCGGGCGGACGAGTTGGACCTCAAAGAAAGAGCGCTGGAAGGCAAACTGGCGTTGGACGGCTTCAAGGCGGGCCAGCAGGCTACGCAAACTGAGAAGAAGTTGCAGTCCGACCAAGAACGAGAGGGTGTCCGCATGGGCATCGACATCGCAAAGAGTCGCCAACAGGCGATGCAGAACAACCAGCAAAGGAAAGGTCCGGCTAAATAATGATTCAAGACTTCGCACGCGTATTGCGCGAACAAATACGCAAAGACATGAACAACTACGCTGACGACGCCGCCAGCGGAGCATGTCGCTCATTTGAGGAATATCAAAAACTCTGCGGAACCATTCAGGGTCTGGCTATCGCAGAGCGCTATGTAATTGACCTTGCACAGAAAGTTGAACAATCAGATGAGTGAACTTAGTCTTGAGCCGGGCACATTTGCCCTACCAGAAGCCATCCAACCGACTGAGGCCCCGGCCCCGGAAGCAACAGATGGAGAAAAGGCCCGACAGCTTCCCGACCCTACAGGTTGGAAGATACTCTGCGCGGTGCCCGACGTTGTTGAGACATTTGAGAACTCCTCAATTGTCAAAGCCGGTCAGTTCATGAAACAAGAAGAGCACGCCACAACCGTGCTGTTTGTCATGAAGATCGGACCTGACGCGTACAAAGACGCAGCCAAGTTCCCCGGTGGCCCGTGGTGCAAGAAAGGCGACTTTGTACTCGTGCGTACGTATTCCGGTACGCGATTCAAAATCTACGGAAAAGAGTTTCGAGTCATAAACGACGACATGATCGAAGCAGTTGTGCAAGACCCTCGCGGACTTACCCGCGCTTGAAGGAGCAGTAAATGGCAGGTGAATTTAAATTTCCTGACGAACAGGACGAAACTGTTGTAGTTTCGCAACAAGAAGACGGCGATGTCGAAATCGAGATCGTCGATGACACGCCCGAGCGCGACAAGGGACGAAAACCCTTGGACCGGGAGGTGGCCGACCCCACAGATGCGGAGATTGAGACCTACACCAAAGGTGCTCAGGAGCGCATCAAGGAGCTGACCCACGCCCGTCACGACGAGCGCCGAGCCAAAGAAGCCCTTCAGCGGGAAAAGCAGGAGCTTGAGCGCATTGCACAACACATGCACTCGGAGAACCAAAAGCTCAAACAGTATGTGGACAACGGCTCCCAGCAGTATGGGGAGATGGCCAAACAAGCCGCCGAAGCCGAGTTGGACAAAGCCCGCCGCGATTACAAAGTGGCGCAGGAAGCGTTTGACACGGATGGCATCATTGCGGCGCAGGAAGCACTGACCGAAGCCAAGATGAAGATGGCGTCAGTAAAAAACTTTCGGCCAACCGCTTTACAACAGGAAGAAACTGCTGTACAAACTAGGCAACCCGCACCCCAACCGGTGCAACCCGACGAAAAAACCCTGCGCTGGCAGGCCAAAAACCAGTGGTTCGGGGCCGAGGGGTTCGAAGAAGTTACCAGCTTTGCACTAGGGCTGCACCAGAAGCTAGTCAACAACGGGGTCGATCCCCGCAGCAGTGAATATTTCGAGCGGATTGATGCTCGCGTGAAGTCTACGTTTCCTGAAGTCTTTGGCGATGTCGAAGATCGAAAGGCGGCTGACTCCCCAAAACGGCCAACCTCGGTTGTTGCTCCCGCAGCTCGTTCTTCGGGCGCAAAGAAAATTCAACTTACGCCTACGCAAATTGCGCTGGCAAAAAAGTACGGATTAACCCCGCAGCAGTATGCTGCTGAAGTTGCAAAATTGGAGAGAAATAATGGCTGAAAATCGTACCCCTCGTGATCTCGTGTCACGCGACAAAACCGCTCGTCCTGTATATGTGCCACCTTCGGCGCTGCCTGATCCGACTCCAGAGCCGGGTTATGTGTACCGCTGGATCATGACGCATCTGCTCGGTGAAGCAAACCCAACTAACGTGTCTCGCAAGATGCGCGAAGGCTGGGTGCCGGTCAAAGCGGTAGACCATCCAGAACTGATGCTGGTAGGCAGTGACAAAACTGGGAACGTCGAAATTGGTGGCCTCATGCTCTGCAAGATGTCCGCCGAAATGGCTCGGTCCCGTGATGAATACTTCAACCAGCAGGCTCAGAACCAGATGGACTCCGTGGACAACCACTTTATGCGAAATAATGACCCTCGAATGCCGCTGTTTGCTGACCGCAAGTCAACATCCAGTCGCGGACAAGGATTTGGTTCAGGTTCTAAATAAAGGAGTGCCTCATGGCATCAACTGCTACCCCCTACGGCTTTCGAGCCGTAAACGAACTGGGCGGTCTACCTTATGCTGGTAGCACGCGTCAGTTTCTGATCGACCCAGCGGGTTACAACACCAACATCTTTAACGGATCGCTGGTCTTCGTAAACACTTCTGGTTTTATCAACATTGCTACCTCGACTGGTGCAGATGCTACAACCAATGGTTTTCCCACTGGTACAGCTAACACGGGTTGCGTCGGCGTTTTCGTCGGCTGCTCCTACGTGAACTCGCAAGGTCAGGTAATCTACGCTCAGTACTACCCCGCCAACTACGTTGCTCCTGCTGGCACTGCCATCACTGCTTACGTTATTGACGACGACCGTGCTGTGTTCCAAGTTCAGTCTGCTGGCTCTGTCACGCAAGCTGCTCTGGGTGCAAACGTGTTCCTGAACGCGGTGCAAAGCACTTCGACTGGTTCGACTACCACTGGTAACTCGAATACGGCTGTTGTAGCTGGTTCTTCTGCTGTCACTACCACTGCCGCTTTCCGCGTCGTTGGCTTCGTAAACATGCAGGGCTTCTCGACCGTGGGTGACGCATTTACTGACATTCTGGTGAAGTTCAACCCCGGATACCATTCTTACAGCAACGCTGTTGGTCTGTAAAGGAGCTAAATCATGGCTATTTCACGCGCACAACTACTTAAAGAACTGCTCCCCGGCCTGAACGCACTGTTTGGTCTGGAATACGCTCGCTACGGCGAAGAGCACAAGGAAATCTACGAGACTGAGAAATCAGAGCGCTCGTTTGAAGAAGAAACCAAGCTGTCCGGCTTCGGTGCTGCACCAGTGAAGAACGAGGGCCAAGCCATTGCTTATGACAATGCGCAAGAAGCCTTCACTGCACGTTACAGCCACGAGACCATCGCTCTGGGCTTCTCGATCACTGAAGAAGCGGTCGAAGATAACTTGTACGACTCTTTGTCGGCTCGTTACACCAAAGGTCTGGCTCGCGCTATGGCCTACACCAAGCAGGTTAAAGCTGCTGGCGTCATCAACAATGGCTTCAGCGGTTCGTACCTCGGCGGTGACGGTGTGTCACTGTTTGGCGTCAACTCTTCCAGCGCACGCGTGGGTCACCCACTCGTCAACGGCGGCGTTAACTTCAACAGCCCAACCACTGGTGTTGATCTGAACGAGACCTCGTTGGAAAATGCTGTGATCCAGATCGCTGCATGGACTGATGAGCGCGGCCTGCTGATCGCAGCCAAACCACGCAAGATGATTGTTCCGCCTGCTCTGCAATTCGTTGCGACTCGTCTGTTGGAAACCAACCTCCGCGTTGGCACTGCTGACAACGACATCAACGCGATCAAGAACAACGGTTCGATCCCTGAAGGCTATGCCATCAACCACTTCTTGACCGACACCAATGCTTGGTTCTTGATGACTGATGTGCCAAATGGCCTGAAGCACTTCGAGCGTACTGCTCTGACCAACTCGATGGACGGCGACTTTGACACGGGCAACGTCCGTTACAAGTCCCGCGAGCGTTACAGCTTCGGCTGGAGCGATCCGCTGGGCGCATGGGGCTCGTCCGGTTCGTCCTAAGTTGGACCAGTAGCTCGCCACAAGCGGGCTATGCGAGTGGGGGCTTCGGCCCCCTTTTTTATTGTTGACAAGCCGCAAAAAAGGTGTATATTGCAGACATTCCGGGTCTTCCGGTGCATCAAACTGTCCCGGCAGATGACATACCGATTGATGCGCCTGTCTTGTATGTAAGGAGCACATTATGGGTTTAGCAACACGTCTCGGTCCTTGGCTGTTGGGCACAGTTAAAGACACCACAGGTACTAACGCTGCACTAGGCCAAGTTCGCAATCTGGGTGCTACCGTCGTCAATCAGTCTGTAAACGTCGTATTCGGCACGCTGACGGGCAATGCGTTTGTACTGCCTGCCGGAGCGCAAGTGACACACGTCACGATTGTGACCACAACGGTTTTCAGCGCAGCGACCACACTCAAGCTGAGCATCGGCGGCGTAGATTTCACAACCACGGGCACGATCACCAGTGTTGGTAGCGTCAACCTGAACGCTAATGCAACTACCCCCGGCGGTTGGCTCAACGTGGGTGCAACGGATGCGCAAGTGACATACGCCATGACGGGCACATCTTTGACCACCGGCGCAGCAACCGTGCTTATCATGTACGTTGTGCGCAACCCTGACGGTTCCTACATTCCTGTTTCTGCTTGATAGGAGCCATGTATGGCACGTCCAGTAAAGGTCACTGTTGGTTCGGTTGCCTCGTCTTCCGTAATCCCGCTCAATACCTACGGCGTTCCCTTTAATGTGGGGATTGGCTGCGATGTGTCTGCGGGGGGCACATTAACCTACACGGTTCAACACACGTTTGATGATGTCCAAAGCCCGACTTTTAGCGCGGCCACGGCAACGTGGTTTTCAAACTCGACAATTGTGGCGCAGACAGCCGACAAAGACGGCAACTACGCGTACCCTGTCACTGCGGTTCGCCTGACGGTGACGGCGTGGACTTCGGGTTCTGTGACCATGACCGTAATTCAAGCGGGGTTTTAAAATGAACAAACAAGACATTGACAAAGCCTCCGCCGCGCTGACCGGGGCCATTAACTTCTTTTCTCCAGCGGTTGTTGCGCTGAACCAAGCAGGCGAGGTGTTTGATGTGCTGAGCAACGCCCTCAAGTTTAAAGACCACATCGAGAAAGAAGTGGAAGCGCTTAAAGCCGCTCTGGAGCCGTTGAAAGCAGCGGTAGAGACCAGTAAAGCCGCGATCACTGAAAACGACGCAGCCGCCGCGCAAGCCAAGGCAAAAGTACTGGCAGACATTGCCGACGCAAAAGCACAGGCCGACGCGGAAGTGAAGGCCATCAAAGCAGCCGTTGCCGACCGTACCAAGAAAGCCGTGGCAGATTCTGAGGCCAAGATTGCGGAAGTCGCCGCTGCGGCAGACGCGGCTAACACCCGCTTTGACGCTACGCTAAAAGGTCAGGAAGAGTACGAAGAGCGCTTGAAGTCCGACGTCGCCGCGCTCGAAGCCAAGCTGGCGGCACTGCGCGAACAGGCCCAGAAGTTTGCAGCCTCGCTGGTAGGGTGAAATGGGCGTCAGTGGCGTTGTTCACATTAATCCGGGGAACACCTACTATCTCAATAACTTTGATCAGTCAGGAACGGTTTACTACATAGGGAAAACGCTAGAGAACGGCATTTGGTTGGTTCAAAAATACAACGCCTCTACGGGCGCTATGCTCTATGCAAACATCAGCAACAACGCCAGCTACAGCACGTATGGCACAGCTTGGGAAAACCGGGCAACTTTGAACTACGCCGAGTTTCAGAAAATACAAGGCTTTTGAGGACTAAAAATGGCAAAGTCAACCAGCACATGCAACAACTTGCTCAAGTTAATTTTTAATGGAACGGCTTGGGCAAATATGGCGGATAACGCCGCGGCATCGCCCTACACGAGTCTGTATTTGAGTTTGCACACGGCTGACCCCGGAGTGGGCAACAGCCAGTTAACCAATGAAACGGGGTACACCAACTATGCGCGTGTTGCAGTTGTACGCACAACATCAGGATGGACGGTTTCAACCAACACGGCAGTTAATGCGGCTTTGGTTCAGTTTGCTCAGTGCGGCGCTACGGGCGCTACGCTGACGTACGTTGCTATTGGAACCGCCTTAACAGGTGTGGGTAATGTGCTTTATTCGGGTCCGCTCAACTCCTCGCTGGCCGTTGCCTCCGGCATCCAGCCGCAATTCAACGCTTCGGCACTGACCGTCACGGAGACCTAAATGCAGCAGCCCAACCTTGCCAAAGGTGATCCGCCTTTATACGAATGCGCTAAATGCGGTGAACCTGTATTCTTGGTCGGGGGTGTTATTTACAAGCCTTGTGGTCACACGGATGCGGCAGTCTTGGCAAACATGACGGCAATCGTGCGCGGGACATCAGAGGTCAAGTAGTGGCCATCCGTTCGTACAAAGACTTGGTTGACGCAGAGGAGGCGGGGCAAACCTTTATTGGTGGCTTTCGTAAGCAGCTCATCCCTACAGCAAACAACAGTTGGTTCGACGTAACGCTGAGCCCCGGCAACCCGCTGCCTTTTTACTATGCATCATCGGCCCTTAGCGGAGCACAGCTTCGCCAGTCAGTGCATGGCGGCATTCCGCACAATCAACCCGTAGCCGGGCTTGGCTATAAAACGTACTTGAAAACGCTCACCGTCACGCCTTCGATTCAGCAGTTTTGCGCCGGGCCAATGATTCTGATGGACTATTTATACTACTACCCCTTCATTGACGCAGGCAACACAGACGAGCAGTTTATGAATCAAGGGGAGGGTTTGCCACGTTACACAAGCGGCAAAGGGGTCAGCGTCATGGCTGTGCAGATGGCGGGCTTGCTGGGCAGTGGCAGCCCGACTTTTCGCTTTACCTACATTAACCAAGATGAGCTGCTGAGAACGAGCCCCACGCAGACCTGCGGCTCGGCAAATTTGA